CATTAGAACCATTGCTGAAGCAAAGCGTAACAAAGCAAAACGACTTAGCCAAAAAGCATTTGAAGAAGCTAAACTAGCTGGTAAAAAAATTAAACAAGCAGAGTGCGAAGTAGACTACAAAAAGATAACAAAAGAAGAACTTATTTTTAGAATTATGTCATATGACCATATTCCTGAAGAGCCTGGACGTAAAAAGAATCCTAAAACAGTAGCAGACACAAGAGTAAAACTAAATTTTCCGCCATTCCAACATTACAAGTTTAATGAAAATGACGAATTAGTATGTGTAGGAAAAAGTCATTGGGAAGGCGGCATGGAAAACGGTTCGTTTAATTTAAATAGCGGAAAAGCTACAAATAAACTTGCAAATATGTGGTTAAATTTAGTAGATCGTTATGCCACAAGAGGCAATGTTAGAGGTTATACATATAATGACGAAATGAAGGGACAAGCAATCCTTCAATTATCACAAATTGGCTTACAATTTGACGAATCTAAGTCGGATAATCCGTTCGCATACTATACGGCAGCAGTTACTAACTCGTTTGTACGTGTTATCAACATAGAAAAGCGTAATCAAAACATTAGAGACGATATTCTAGAAATAAATCATTTAAATCCTAGTTACACCAGACAACACCAGGGTGAATGGGAAGCTGCAATGAAGAGAGAATCAGAAAAAAAATAGTTGACAAGTGTATTATTTTACTGTATAATAATACAAACACTAAAACTAAGGATTAAATATTGTTTAAGAAAGCAGCAGTTTTTACCGATATCCATTTAGGATTAAAAGGTAATAGTAAAATTCATAACGAAGATTGCGAAGAATTTGTAGATTGGTACATAGAACAAGCACAAGCTAACGGTTGCGAGACTGGTATCTTCTGCGGTGACTGGCACCATAATAGAAATAGTCTAAACTTAACAACTATGGATTCAACTATCCGTAGTATGGAAAAACTTGGAAAGGCATTTGAGAAGTTTTACTTCTTTGATGGTAATCATGACTTGTATTACAAAGACAAGCGTGACGTTAATTCTACAGCGTTTGCAAAACATATTCCAGGAATAACATTTATCGATAAAATCTATCAAGAAGATGATGTGGCACTTGTTCCATGGTTGGTCGGTGATGAATGGAAGAAAATAAAAAACATAAAAACAAAATATTTGTTTGGACATTTTGAATTGCCTAGTTTTTATATGAATGCTATGGTGCAGATGCCTGATACTGGCGAATTACAGGCTTCACATTTTGAACATCAGGAGTATGTTTTTAGTGGTCATTTTCATAAGCGACAAAAACAAGGTAAGGTACACTATCTAGGTAATGCGTTTCCGCACAATTATGCTGATGCATGGGACGACGACCGCGGAATGATGATACTTGATAGAGAAAATAATAAAGAACCGCAATATATCAATTGGGATAACTGTCCTAAGTACAGAACTATTGGTTTGAAAAGACTATTAGAAGATACCGATGCTATTATTAAGCCTAAAATGTATTTGCGTGTTACTATAGATGTTCCAATTTCTTTTGAAGAAGCAACCTTTATTAAAGAAACATTTGTTACACAGTACAAATGTAGAGAGTTATCTCTTATTCCGCAAAAACAAATGGAAGAAATTACTACAGATGTAGATATACAACAGTTTGAAAGTGTAGATCAAATTGTTAGCGGTGAAATTGCTGCACTAGACACTGAAAACTTTAACAAAAAGATGCTACTGGACATTTATAACGAACTATGATACGTATTAAAGACTTAACCGTAAAAAACTTTATGAGTGTGGGTAACCAAACCCAAGCTGTTGATTTTAACAAAGAACAACTAACACTTGTATTAGGCGAAAATCTAGATCAAGGCGGCGACGATGCAGGATCACGTAACGGCACTGGTAAAACTACTATAATCAATGCTCTAAGTTATGCCTTGTATGGTATAGCACTAACAAATATTAAACGCAATAACCTAATTAATAAAACTAACAGCAAGAGTATGCTAGTAACTTTACATTTTGAAAAAGATGGTATTGATTACAGGATTGAAAGAGGTCGTAGCCCTAATGTACTAAAGTTTTATATCAACAACCAAGAGCAAGAAATGACCGATGAGTCACAAGGTGATAGTAGAAAAACACAAGAATCTATAAACACACTTTTAGGTATGACTCATGATATGTTTAAGCATATTGTAGCATTGAACACTTATACCGAACCTTTTTTAAGTATGAGACAAAATGATCAACGTGCTATCATTGAACAGTTGCTAGGTATTACTATACTAAGCGAAAAAGCAGAATCGTTAAAAGAACAAACAAAACAAACTAAAGAAGCAATTACTCAAGAAACGTTAAAAATCGAGGCTATGCAAACTGCTAATAGTAAAATTGAAAGTACTATCAAAAGTTTGCAAGGAACCCAACGTGCTTGGAAGGCAAAACAGCAAAAAGATATTGAAAAACTGTCAAAGGCAATCGACGAATTAGAGCATTTAGATATTGATGCAGAACTAGATGCACACGAAAAACTGTCTAATTGGTCTAAACATAACAATGCTATTATGGCTCTTAAAAAGGAATTAAGTACATTAGAGCCAGCACTACAACGTGCTACTAAAAGTGTCGAAAAAGCACAAAAAGATATCGCAAATCTTGAAGATGCTACTTGTTATACTTGTGGTCAAGAACTTCATGCAGACAAAAAAGCAGAAATTGCAGATAGAAAAACCAAAGAACTTGATGACGCATTGTTATATGCTAGTGAAATTGATACTAAACGCTCTGAAGTTTTAAATGGATTGAAAGAAATTGGCGAGATAAATGGTAAACCTAATACATTCTATGAAACTGCTAAAGAAGCATATGAACATAGACAAAATGTTGACCGGTTAAACCAATCTCTTACTTCAAAACAACAAGAATCTGATCCGTATCAGGCACAGATCGACGAGCTTAACAACACAGCAATACAAGAAATTAGTTGGAGTAGTGTTAATGAACTTACAAACTTTAAAGAACATCAAGACTTCTTACTAAAACTTCTTACAAATAAAGATAGTTTTATACGTAAGAAAATTATTGAACAAAATTTAGCGTACCTAAACAATAGACTTACATACTACATTGTAAAATTAGGATTACCTCATCAAGTTGTATTCCAAAATGATTTGGCTGTTGAAATTACACAACTTGGACAGGATTTAGACTTTGACAATTTGTCAAGAGGTGAACGTAACAGACTTATACTTGGTATGAGTTTTGCGTTTAGAGATGTTTGGGAAAGCCTATATCAAAATATTAACTTATTGTTCATTGATGAGCTTATTGATAGCGGTATGGACACAGCAGGTGTTGAAGGTGCATTGGGTGTTCTAAAGAAAATGGGCCGAGAAAGAGACAAAAATGTTTATCTCATATCACACAAAGATGAACTTGTAGGTCGTGTAAATCATGTAATGAGAGTAGTTAAAGAAAACGGATTTACAAGTTATGCAAATGACATTGAGATTATAGAATGAAATTAAAAATTGGTACAAGGGGTAGTGATTTAGCACTCGCATATGCAAACCGTGTCTGTAATGAATTATCTTGTGATACTGAAATTGTTGTAATAAAAACACAGGGTGATCTAAATCCTAATACTCCTATACATGAAATAGGAGGCAAAGGTGTTTTTTGTAGTGCAATTGAAACTAGTTTATTAAATGGTGATATAGATGTTGCTGTACACAGTTTAAAAGATATGCCAGGTGAAGAACACCCCGACTTAATAATAGCAGCAACACTAAAAAGAAACAGCCCTCATGATGTTTTAATAGGAAAAGTAAGTTACGGATTTACAGTTGGCACTAGTAGTCCGCGAAGAGAAGCACAATTAAAACAACTCTATAGCAACATCGGTATTCAAATTAAACCTATTAGAGGAAATATAGATACTAGATTAGAAAAACTTGACAACAAAGAATACGATGCTATTATACTAGCTGAAGCTGGTTTACAAACACTAGATATTAGGCGCACATGGATAAGGGTACCTATTATACCAGCAGTAGGACAAGGAATAATTGCATTGCAAACTAGAAAAGATGATTCTAGCACTATTGATGTAGTAAAAAAAGCTAATCATGAAAAAACTTTTGCTCAAGCAAAAGTTGAAAGAGCATTTTTAAAAGGTATTGACGGTGATTGCCATACAAAAATAGCGGCACACGCAACAGGTACTAATCCTATTACTCTTAAGGCAATGTACTATGATTGAAGATGATGTACATGATAAGCTAACAAAGGCATATATGGAATACTTTAAAGAGAACGATAAGTTTGAAGCAAGAAATAGTGTAAGAACACACACTTCTAGTAGGAAATGGCTTAGAGAGATACGTAGATTAGCAAAACTACGTATGGAAGAAATAAGAGAAAAACACATAACAACTAGAAAAACCAAGACCAAAGGCAATACCCAATAGGCACACATATATACGTTCATGCAGTGGACTTATAATGGAAAAACAATAGACAAAATACCAGATGAGTATGAAGGATTCGTCTATCTCATTACTAATAACACTACAGGCCAAAAATACATAGGTAAAAAACTAGCAAAATTTAAAACTACTAAGCCACCACTAAAAGGCAAGAAAAATAAAAGACGTGGAACAAAAGAAAGCGATTGGCGTACTTACTGGGGATCCAGTGATAGGCTTAATGCAGATGTTGCACAACTAGGCGAAGACAAGTTTACAAGAGAAATATTATACCTATGTAAAGGTAGGGGCGAAATGTCCTACATAGAGGCACGAGAACAGTTTGACAGGCGAGTACTTGAAACAGATGATTACTACAATGGTATCATTAATGTTAGAGTAGGCGGATCAGACAAACTCAAACAGGCATTGCTAGAACAAAACATCAAGGCAAAACAATCTAACACATAAGGTTGGCGGGCCAGTTTATATTACCGCTGAGAAAAAGGCATCCGAAAGGAGCACTCGTACACGTTGAGCCGCGTCCGGTAGTAGGACGGCAGGATTGGCGTAGATTGACTGTTAGCAATCGAAAAACACAAACACAGTACATAAAAACTCTTTAGCAATAGGAACGAAGCGAGAGGTAATGTATTATATAGATAGCATTAACCTAGTTAATGTACTCTTTATGTTACATATGTCGACGTAGGTTGGGAAAGGTCAGAGCCCATTGTACTTTGTGTATAAACAATTACCTACTTCCGAATCTCGGCTGTGACGAACTCACATGAAGACCAAGATTAGATGGAACCAGCGAGTAGGTTCCGTCTGACTGAAACAATCTACATGAAGCAATTACAATATTACTGCGTAATATTGCTTTAATTCATATCTACTGCTTTAATCAAAACGAAGTATTATAGTTTGAGCGTAAGCGAAAACTATTTGTTACGAAGTAACAAATCTTAAATATACAATTATTATAGATAAATATTATCAGTTACAGTATAAAGGACTACTCATGAAAGTTATAGATATATTAGAAGTTGATAAAAGTTCAAGCAGACCAGGATTTGCATCTAGTGTAGGCAAACTAGTTGGCGGCGTCGATGCACCAGGAAGTGGCAAATTTAACTTTGGACCGTTACCTGATGGTAGTTTTGAAGTAGTAGATAAAGATAATAATCGCGTAGGAACAGTAAAAGGCAGAAATGCAGCTATGGCTTCTACTATTAAGTTTAATAAAGTAGCAAGAAAATTTGGTATAGATAGTCCACAGTTTCAAAAAGCTCTAAAACAAGCAGGTAGTAAATTAACTATTGCAATGGACTACGAGAAAAAAGTTTCACAACCTGGAAAGGTTGGCAAAGCAGTTAATTATGCAAAAGATAATATTCCTGGCGTAAAAAAAGTAGCTGGTTGGGGATCAAAATGTCTAGCATTAATTAAAGGTACTATTATTGGCAAAGTTGTTTTTGGAGTGCTTGCTGTTGAAGATCTTGCAGCAGAACTTGATAGATGGGGAAATATATACGTAGCTGAAGGTTGTACACTACAATCAAAAAAACTAGATGCACAAGAAATGCGTATTAGGAAAATAATTGTAGAAAACTTAGCATTTGTTGCAACTGGAATAGGTATGGCCGCAAGTGGCCTTATAAGACTATTAGGAACTTATCTTGCACTGTTACCTGTTGCAGGTTGGATTGCAACTGCACTAGCCTGGGTAAGTGCTGGTGTTCTAGGAAGTATGATTGCAAAATTACTTTCTAATTCTTCAGTTGGTAACTATGTTGCAGAACATTTAGTTGGAAGTATGATAACCGAAAAGAGTATAAAAATGTTAGCTCTTGCAAATTGTCCGAAAGAAAGTCTAAGCGAATCTTGGGAAGCACAGATTGATGAAGATATTAAATTAGTTTTTGAAAAACGAAATGCATCAACTAAACAAGCTGAACAAAAAGCTGCAAATGAAATAAAAAAGATGTTCCTAAAAGACAAACAACTAAACAAAATTATTCAAGTTACTAAACAAAAAGTAGATAAAGGCGAAATAGAATACAAGCCATCAAAGTAACGGCAGTTTAGTTTTTTCTACAGTTTCAATGTTTTCTTTTATTATTTTATAAAATATTTCTCTATCTTCGTTAGTAATAACATGCATTAGTTCGTAGTATGATATCGAACCTCGCATGTACCATCCTAATTTATAAGTGTCGTATTTTAATTGTTTAACTTCGTTGGTGTATTTTTCATCTAGTTCGATAACATCAGATTCCTCGAGGGAGACGAGCTGTTGCCGAAAAAACTTGAATAGTCCATTCCTATCTTAGACTTATACTGGGTGCCGCAATCTTCTGTTGCACAGGTAATATCAAATGTTGGTAAGTTCCATTGATCAGATATCTCTTTAACTTTTGCTTGTAATTCTTTATAAAATTTTGCATCGTTGTTTGAGATAAAATCTAATATTTTAGATTTGTCAGCTTCTTCATCTGTGCCGTCAGTAATCTTATCAATATAACTTACACTTAATCTTAGTGTAAGATTGGTCATTTTTTCTAATATAGTCTGTACCTGTTTATCTTTTTCTTCTTGTGATAGTTCTGATCTATCAATTTGTGTAGCAGTTCTTTCTAATGTATACTGCTCTTGATTAAATCCTGTGTTTTCTCTATATGATATAGGTTTAACATGGACTGTTAGATCATCCATTGTAAACGAAGTTGTAATTGGATATTCACTAAAGCTATCGAGCAACCTTCCTAAACCAATTTCGTTAGTATTACTCTCTCCGCAACTTGTACAACTACTTTCAATTGGCATTTTATCGCCATATGTAGCTGTACGTATTGCAATTAATATATAATC